AACTAAACGATCAGGCGAAGTATTGCTCCGACCATCAAAAAATATCATTTGCTCCTCCAAATCTGTCATGCGCCCCACATGGAACACTTGGCCTCGCTCGTACAGGGCAGCTATCGGTTCTGCCCTCACAATTTTACCTCGCGTTGCTCGTACTGAAGAGTAAGCTACGTTCCTATCAACATTTCTTAACAGATTTTCTACCAGATCGCCACCATTGTTTACTTCTGCTATAATACGATCAGCTTCATATTCATAATATTTTTTAATAGCTCTATTTACCCAAACATCGGGACTTGATCTTAGAGAAGCATCTTCAAGGACATAATACGCATCTGAAAATCGTGATCTTCCCGCAACGATTATTCCAGTTTCATCGGAATTCTTATTGGCTGTCACTGCTGGATCAATAGCTACAACTATTCTTGATAACTCTGGAACTTCATTCGATGTAACTATCTTTTCTATAATGTTATCTAGGTTCCACAGTGACCCTTCTACTTCTTTGATGAAATCACCAAGCCAAATATGGTTATATTTCAAAACGTTTTGTGATCTAGAAAATTCGGCCATCTCTCTTACGGAATTTGTTGCAAAAGGATTTTGATTGAAATTTACATGAACGCACACCGCTTTTGGATTATTTTTAAAGAGAACTTCCACAGCATCAGCTTCTCTTTGAGGATTCCAGCTGCACCAAATTTCTGCGGTGTTTTTTCGCAGTGTTGGATCAAGCAATTCGATTGAGCGGGATGACATAGATTGCGCTTCGTCCACCCAAGCAATATCAAATCCCTCTAAACTTTTAACGCTATCTGCTGTATGATCTTGCATTCCTTGGAAAATAATAACGCCATTGCCAAATCTTGACGAAATACGTGTTCTTTGAACTTCAAAATAATGCTCAATGCCTAATTCTTTTATTTTATCCTCAATCAGTTGTTTTGACGAAAATTCAAGGGAACGTTGAATTTCACGAATGCAAATAACTTTTGTGTTAGGTTCTGCTAAACATCTCAAAATAACTTTTGTTGCAAAGTAATGAGATTTGCCAGACGCTCTACCACCTTTAGCACCTCGATATCTTGGGTTGCCAATCTCTCCTTGATCAAGCGCTTTCGTCCACTTCGGAGCCTTATGGCGTAACGTCGATGTATTCATGTTCAATTTTAGTTATCAATGGTCCGCCGTCTGGACCACCTACTCTTGCATCAACCTTATCAGTCTGACTAAGATACTGCTTTCCAAGCCAAACAAGCATAGCTGAATTTCCGTTCTCTGCCGCTTGCCATTGCATCCGTCTTATTGACGCTTTACCTTCGTCATTGTGCTTTTTATACAGCCCTTCAAAATTATCATAACCGCGCTCTTTCAAACGTCGGTTAAGAGTAGTGTCAGACATACCTATGATATTGCATATTTCATTTTGGGTACAATGAATACGGATCATCGACACAATTTGATCAAACATTTGATCTGTAATAGGTTTACTTGGTCCCCTTGGGCCTCTTTTTTGCTGCATTGGCACTATATCATTTTTTTTTGACATTATTTCTGATCCCTAAATAATACAAATGTGTCAACATTCATATAACACAAATTTTGAACGATAAAAGATATTTTAGAAAGTTATTAATTCACAATATATAAGTCTAAGACTTTATAACCATTTTCATCCCGTAATCTTGCACCGATCCCGTGAAATCTACATCAGTTCTCCTTATCAGCTTCTGCTTTTTAAATCTGTTGTAATCTACATGGTGGTGCCAACGTCCATATTTCTTGACAAGACGAGAACAGTCGGGATGAACCTTCACTTGCATTTGTGATTTAGCAAGCGTTCCAGTGTCTGAATATCTTTCACCTTTGAGAACGCTTCCCTCTGCGTGGTAAAATTCTTCTGTATTACCACCTTTAAGAATTTGCGTATTCATTTTTTCTTGCAAGAAAACATTGAACTGTGTCGTGCACCAACCAGCCTTAATTATATCTAACGACAGGATAGTATCTTCGTTATAACGACCGCGCCAACGATACTTCAATTCATTTCGTATAAGATTGCAGCTATAAATTCGTGTGTTTAGCACGAACGGAGGCAGACGCGTCTTGCGTGGCGCAAACATCATGTAATTTGGACCCGCCATTCCGATGTTTGTGTATCTCTGCACAAAATCTTCCATCACACGAAAGCATGTACCGTCTGTGACCTTGATCTGTAGGTTTTTATTGAACCGATGAAAATACCTGATGTTATCATCCATGACCCAATGCCACGCAAAACCATTCTGCTTAGAGTGTTCCCATGCAAAATTACGCGCGGGCCCTGGCCCTGTACTCTTTGTTAATCCCAGATCATCGCAGAGTTCGTATTTTTCTTTGTAGCTGAGGTCTAATTCTATAACAGTTGCCGATAAATCCCAATGCTTTATCGCCTTGTTGTAATCGTCCACCTGATGAGGCTCGACCACGACATAATGCGGCACCTTCATCATAGTCAAAGCCTTAGAGGTAACCATGTATTCTGATCGCCCTTTGCTTGGTATATACAGAGGAAAATTAGGCCGCACTGTCTGTGCCACTTACAATGTATGCCTTGAGGTCTAGTTTTTCTGGTTTCGGGTAAACAGTACTACGTGTTTTTTCTGTGATCTGTAAGCCAGTTTTTTCTATAAACTCGTCCAAATCCTCTTGGTTATTAAAGTGAATTTTGAACGATCTGTAATAATTCATATCTTCGTTGTCGTATTCTGGCATATCTTGCCATTCATCAAACGCATCAGTGGTGCCAAATTCTTTATCTAAAAACAACTCTGTTAATTCCTCTACATTAAATCCAACAAAATCTAAATTATAATTGTCGACTTCAAGCTGTTTGATTTCAGCTTTCAAAAGCTCTTTGTCCCATGAAGAATTTAAAGAGAGTTTATTATCTGCTATTATATAAGCCTTCTTCTGTTCTTCTGACCAACCTCTGGCTATAATTACTGGAACTTTATCAAGTTTAAGTTTTTGCGCTGCTAAAAGCCTACAATGCCCTGCCAAAATCATATTTTTTTCATCAATAAGTATAGGATTAGTAAAGCCCCATTCATTAATACTTGCAGCAACTTGATTGATCTGATCCTGTGAGTGAATACGAGAATTATTTACGTATGGAATTAAATCTTCCACACTAAGAAGCTGAGGATTCAATGAAGGCCAATCTATATCAGCATGAATATTCAAAACTTTATCCTTTCTTAATCATAAAAGCAAACTGCACAAACTTCTTCACCTTCAATCACTTGGTTATCACACAAATGTCGTGAACATCTATCTGGAAGCTTTCTTTCCTCTTTCAACTGTAATACACGCTGCATTATTTCTGATAAGTCTTTTGCAAAACTTTTCTTCATAAAACCGCTGCAAATGGGCTTATCATCAAAAAGATTGTCGGGTGGTCCTGCTAAGAGACAAAAAGAAACGCCATCTTTCGGGTGATCAATTAACTCAAACGTCATGTGTCCGAAGCTATACCGTTCACGATTGAAGGTTGATGGATTTGGATGTCTACGCTTAGACTTTATACTATGAGCGCTCAAAGGTGTGGCCCCCATTGAGAAACAAATGAACAAGGAGGAGGGGGCCACGCAGTTGATGAAGCATGAAACGATAAGGACGTTTTCAATAACTTACACATACCCCTTCTCCTTCTTTTTAGCAAGCCATTTGTCGTATTTCTCAAAATCGGAATAACTAACTATTCCTGTATTCATCACACGAAGCTTTTGATTTCCAGACAGATACATCTCGCTTACTGGCTCTCCATTCTTAATTCTATGCGCATTAATTGCATATGAATCCAAAGGATCATTGTTGATCCTAGTTTCCGACTTATACGATGATCGCTCTAAGGATGTCTCCAAACCTTTAATCATAAGCTTAATGGTCGGCCATGATCTATTTGACATATTTTCTCTGCAATATTGACTGATTGCATCCATCAAAGAGTCTACTTGTTCTTTTTTGTAATCCGATGGAATTTTTCGGTTCAAATCTTCGCACATAAATTTCATTTCTTTTTGTGCTCTGGATTTATCAAAACTTGTTGGAATTTCGTAATCCTCTAAAAACTTAATAACTTTCTCTTTGAGAATTTTAATACGCTCATCATATTTCATTTTAGATATCCCTTATTTTTCATATCTTTGATCGCTGACTGCACCATCATACTTATAATATCGCCTTTTTTATTCTTCTCTTTTTGATGCTTTTCATAATAATTTTCGTGCAACACAGCATCCATCATGGCAGCGATTTGTGGGTTGCTAGCTAAGATTCGTCTGGTGTTGCTTTCCTCTGTCGTCATGATATCAATTGAAATATTTTGAGATTGAGCGATGCAGAAAGTTTGATATTTTAACGAATTTACGATATCATCAATTTCTTCTTGGGTCGGATAAATAGAAAATTCATTATAATTAGAATCGTCGCCTTCACAAATTTCAAAGTAATTTACTTCTGATCCTGTACAAATCATGTCATTAACTCCTTCATTTGCTCTTTAGTTGTCAAAGAATGCAGTGGCTTTTCTGAAATTTCATCAAGCCATCGCTTTTCTTTCAACCATTTGTGAAGTTGTGGAACGAATTGAATTTCATGCGGGGAGAAAGTTTTTATAAAACTTTCTGCCTTTTTTATAATAATATATCTATCGTCGATAGGATCACCTAGGCCCATGTCCGTTTGGATTGTTTTTTCGAATTCATCCTTGGCAAGTGCCTTTCGCTCTTTCTTTGGCCATAAATTAAATAGACAATCAAAATATTCATCAGAATGAACACTCTTATTTATTATTTGTTTACTATTACTTTTTAATGGGGTGACTCCTGTGTCACTGGGGGGGTGCAAATTTGTCACCCTCCCCCCTAGTAAATCTGTCACCCCTAAATTAAGCAAATATTCATTTGATGTTTGACGTCCATTAAAAAATCTTGATTTTTTCTTGATTAAATTTCGCGATTCTAAAAATTTCAAATGCCTATGAATGCTGCGCACACACATTTCACAGTCATCACTTATTTTTTTAATGCTTGGAAAGCACCCTAAATCTGGATTATGACGATTGGCTAACTGTATTAAAACGATCTTAGTTGCTGGTGGAAGGCCGCGCACATCTAACGCCCAACTTAATGCTTGATACGACATTTTGTAATTCTCCTTTGTTCATTGTCTCATCACAATAATCATAACAAAATTTTAATCAATAATAAATATGTGTAAATAATTAATTGACAATTTCATAAAACAAAATATGATTTTACTACCTCAAAAAGGAGAGAGACATGAAAGATTTTGAATTCGGCCACAAATGGCCTACACCAAATACGATAAGATTATTCATTGCTAACGCTGTTAAAGAATACAACGATACGCATGAGACACTTTTACCTCCAGATATTGGATTTATTCTTGACAAAGCAATCAGTAGAGCCTGTGACGAATGGAGTGTAAAAGGTTATGAGGCTGGTCTTGATTTGATCGAAAATTATCGGTCAATTCCAGAGGGGTGGGAATAATGTCGGACCTTGAGCATTTATCAACCTGCCGTGAACGTTTGACACAGATTGTTGATGATCCCAAACGCAGAGGCAAAGATTGGGCAGAGATAAAAGGTAAGAGATATGCACTCGTTAAGACGCGCGTAGAAGTATTTCGGATGTTTTACGGCCTTAATTATGGGATATCCACAAATATCATTAGCGATGAGCCAAATCGCGTTGTTGTGCAAGCGATCATCAAAAATGAAAATGGTATGACTATCGGCTCAGGTCTCGCCGAAGAATTTCGGTCAGGTAACACTAAAGAAGTAAATTTTGTGTCCGCCATCGAAAATGCCGAAACATCAGCAATTGGTCGTGCGCTTGCAAGTCTTTCGCTGCACGGTGCAGAATACGCATCTGCGAACGAAATGCTATCAATCGACAAACAGCAGAGTATTAAAATTGAAATTGATCTTGAGCATAAAATTGATGCTTGGAAAAATTTTCTGGATAATGGAAAAGATAAGTCTGGTGAACGTTTTACGATTAAATATCTGGATGATATTATGGAGAGTTCAAAGTTTAGAAATCTTATTAATAATCCCAATTTAAATGGTGATCAAAGAAAAGTGCTAGACGAAAGCGTAGAGAACGCAAAAAATAAAGTTATGGATGAAGATGCGATGGGGGGGATAAATCAATGAAAAATATTACCCTTGTTGGTCGATTGACAAAAGATGCTGAAGAAACAAAAAATAAATTCGGCATTCCATTTGTGAAATTTTCAATTGCTGTTGATGATGGCTATGGCGAAAAAAAGCAAACCCTTTATTTTGATTGTAATTATTCGCGGATCAAACTGCTTTATTATCTGCGAAAAGGAACTCAAGTTTGTATTGCTGGCGACTTCAGCGCCCGAGAATATGAGTCTAAGATATATTTTAACGTGTATGTAAATAGCCTTACTTTACTAGCTCGGCCAAAAAATATGATATCTGAAAATCCTGTCAAATATACAGAGCATGACGAGCGAAATGATACAACAAATCATACTACGACAATCGCATCGCCAGGGAGTGAAATTGATGATGAAATACCATTTTGAGCGCGTGGAAACTTGGGATGCTATGACCGAACGGCACAAGCAAGAACGTATTGATCAAGTTATGTTTTTTTCGAAAAGTCATACTCAAACAGAGGCAGCAAAGCTTCTAGGCATAACCCATAGACATTTAAATAATTTTGTTCAAAGAAAAGGTTTGATTTGGCGGCATAAATACAAAAGGAGGAAAAAAAATTGTGATACGATGACTGAAGAGGAATATTTTTCAGCCCTTAAACACATAATACGTGAAATTTCACCTTTTAAAAATAAACCTCGCCGTAGGGTAACGTGCAAGTCTGAATTAAATGATTGAATTTATCACAATATTATTTATTGACTACGAAGCTCCTGAGTATGGAATGGCACCGATGGCGAGTATTATCTTTGCAACAGAAAAGCACTGCCAGCAAGCAATGGATCGGGGTCTCGTTGATCCATTGTATGATCATTTAATGGGACTTTACGGTAACGACATAATGATGTGGTGTTATGTTACAGATCAAATTTCAAAAGAGCCAATTCGACCAAAGGCGCGGCCTTGATGCAGGTCTTTCTTCGACATAACAGATTATGGCCTGTAACA